AAGAGCCTGCGCGCTGTTCTCACGATCTCTGTTCTATCCGCCTGATGCGATGATTCCATCTGCTGCCTTATAGATGATTGCGCCTGCGAGATCAGGATAGCCGCGAAAGTTGACTAAATTGCCATTCGGCTGTGATGCATTGCGAAACTTGTTTTGACATGTGGTTGCGAATCGATCACATCCGGCAGTCGCAGTGAATGTGTCACCAATCTGAATATCTGCTCCCGGTTGCATCATCAATGTGAACTCAAGCGTAGTAGGCGGTGACTGAATCAGCGATCTCGCAATGTCTGCGGTATAGCCTGCATTGTTGCCACTGTTCCATGTCAGATAGCCGCCCTCAAACCAACTCTCAGAATATGAGACGTTGTAGCCTGACGAGACCTCGAAGACATTTGCACTAAATACTGCGCTCACTGTCAGAGTTTGCGTGAATGGCGTTCCGTCAATGTAATGCGTAGTTGCGAGATTGAACTTGCACCTTGCATCACCTACGCGCTGCACATCACACATCCTTGATGTGACTCGACCGACTGGTTGCGACAACTTCTGAATCAACCCACGCAATTCAACAGTGAATGAGTTGTCAGCTACATCAACACGCCCGATTTGCCCTGACTGATACGTGTAGCCACCGCTTGATGGTGAATCGTAATTAGCAAACCTTCTCTCGAAGATTGCATCTCTGAACTTGCCCTTGAGAATGTCGGCAAGCGTGATCACACCAGTCTGAAAGAAGCCCTGTGCCTGACTCGTGTCAATCTCCATCTTGAGTCCGGACTTGACCTCACTCACGCGCATTCCCGGTCGTGATAAGTACAACTGCCCATCGACTGTCAGGTTCTGAATGTGATCAGTAAAGGCAAGCACAGCACCCACGGTGGGCGTGATCTTTATGAGCTCACAAAGAGACGTCCCGCCCTGATTGATGTGCGTTACCAGTGCTGCGGGTATATTTCTTGGCATTTAGAAGCCCGTAGAGACGTTTTCAGGTGAATAGCCTGTCTGTACTATGTCTGGATTCGGGCGGCTGCTCTAAAGCCGCCATCTCGTCAAGTCCCGGATTGACTGCCAGCCCGACAAACCCGACCGGGCACTGAAACGACTCGTTGCCTGTATAGCCAACCACGAGTGCATCACGGTCAAAGCGCACGTCAAATCCTTCACGCTGGAATGCTGTGCGTCGCCCACGCACGCACAGGAATGCACTCAGTAGAATCTCAAGATCATCCCGATTGGCACAGAGCACATTACCGGCAAAACCGACAACGCCGTTGGCATACTGAGCGAATCGGTCCTCACTGTGACCGCCGCCCTGCACCATGTATGTTGAAAAGTCGTGATGGCGTTCGCGTCCTACTTCGAGCGGCAGTGGAAACTCATATGCAATCGTGGGTGAAAGTGTGACGCCAGCACTGCCCGGAATGTCGTAATCAAACACCTCAACGATGTCCACGCTGAGCTCGTGCCAGTTGGCGAAAAAATTAACTTCAGTGTAGCGATCCACTGAGAACCGCGCTTGAATCTCAAACTCACCTGACCACGTACCGCCAGCACTGCCGCTGATCACACCAGTTTCATAATCCAATGTGCCACCACCACTGAACGATACTGTTCCATTTATCGGCTTTACTATTGGTCGATCATAACTCACGCTGCCTGCTGTATAGCGTTTCACTAATTGACTGCCGACTATCGGTTCATTGACTGCTGTGTGATCGAATGGATCTTTGAATCGAAACGAATCACTCTGTCCACGTCGAGCATCGTAGAACAGGAGCACATCACCGCGTGTTGCGTTGTCAATTGCTGCTGTGTCGATGTGAAAGATTCGACGCGCATGAATACCTGCACGACCATTGCGCTGCTCATATCCGTTGGCTGTATGCACTATCTGAGTTTGAAATGTCGGCCCACCAGTGATAGTTCCGTTGGCAAAGATTGCATCAGTTGGGAAAGATGTTGAGTCGTACGTGGGCATTCTGTTATTCTCTGCTCAACAACACTTGATCGTGGCAACGAGCAACTGTTGAAAAAGCCGCCCGAGGTTTTCCACTAGATTCCCTCGGGCCGCTTTGTTTCTACCTGCTGCCCTGATTCCTTTGTGCTCGCTGCACTGCGTTATAAACCTGAGTCGCCATCTGATCCTGCGTGCGCCTGTCAATCTGACCATTCGGCGTGGTGACCGCAAAATTGATAGTGGTTGTGCTACCGGCTCCGCCTCCGGTCAATGGTGCTATATGCATTGGCTGACTGGCAGCGAATATGAGCTCCGGACCGCGCTCGCCCACGATGCCGAACTTACCCGGATATAACGTGCCACCTTCAGCAAAATATCTTGCACCTCCAAGTGCCCTGATATGAGCGAGCGATGGTGTGCCCACCTTTGCACCGCCCAGACCACTCGCTGCACCGCCTAAGATAGAGCCAAGCAGTCCTGCCCAGAATCCAGTACCGCCGCCGCCGGTTAACTGTCCCTGCACCGATGCAAGTATTGACTTCAGCCCACTGACGAGAAGATCAGTCAGTCCCTTGATGATGGGCGTAATAAATGCCTCACGCATTGCCTTCGAAAACTCGATAGCGAACGTGTCAACAATACCAAGCGCCAGATCACCGAATGCTTCGCCCAGCGACTTCTGTGCTGTCAGAACACTAAAGAGGAAGCCATCGAAGATAGATGCGAATTGTTCATCGAGTGCTGCTTGCTGTTCAGTGCGGATCGTATCAGCCGGTGGTCCTTTCGGCTGTAACTCACCGGGAATGGTCGTGCCACCAACGCCCGGAGGTGCGCCCGGAATCACGAGCGGCACACCTTTCGCAAGCTTGCCGACTCGTTCACCTAACTCAACGCGCGCATCCTCCACACTCGTCTTGTGCGCCTGCATCATCTCATCATAGCTTTTCGTCAATGCATCGATGTTCTTATCAAACTGATCCTGCATCAGCTTGCTGCCTTCGCGTGCAGCCGCGAGTCTTGCCTTTTGAAATTCTTCCTCCGCTTTCACTGCTGCATCCTTGCCAGCTTTCGCTGCAGCACCTGCTGGTGGAATGTAATCACCAAGTCCCAGTCCTTTCTTCACGCCCAGAGTATCGCCACGAGAAGCAATTGCGGGTCCGGGTTCCAGCAATTTTGCGCGATCCACTGGTTTAGTTTTTGCGCCAGCAAAAGCTACGGGACCAACAACATTCAGTCCTACACCTAACAAGACAATTTTCGCATATGGGTTCTTTTCAATTTGCTGCAACATAGACAGCAAAGCACCTAATGCACTGATGCCGCCTGCGAGAGATGTTTCGATGATCGTGCCAACATTGGTTGCTGCGAGATTCTGCGTGAATACCGTCCACGTAGTATTCAGCTTATTCATCTGCGCATCGAGCCGACCACCTGCAATGACGCCTGCTTCGGTAGCGACTATGAAACTATCTTCAAGTTCCTTTCGGCTGCTCTTGAGTGTCAGTCCGAGATTGTCAGCAACTCGCGTGAGTGAAAACACGCCCTTGCTAAACAACAACGTTGATGCTTCGGCACCAACTGCAGTCTCTCGAAACTTCTTGAGTTGAACTATTGAATCAAGAAACGATTTCTCTACGTCATCACCTGCAGCCTTTGAATCAATACCGAGTGCCTTGAATGCCTTCGCTGCTTTGCTCGTTGGATCCTGTGCTTCAATGACCGCACTCGTATAAGTCTTGAATGCTTTCTCAATGATGCCCATGTCCTCACCACTGAGTGAGGCTGCAGCTGCGAGCCGCTGCACTGCATCGAGTGACAATCCAGTAGACTCAGCGATGTCGCCCATCGAATCACTGACGCCAACACCACTGATCGTAAGCGCAGTCAATGCACCTGCTATCGCGGTTAGTCCTGCAACAGCACTTGCTGCCAGACCACCGGCCAGACCAAACTTAGCAATGTAGGTCTGCACTGCATCGAGTGCATTGCCAAGCGGCCCAAGCTGAGTAGTAACTGACCCGACATTGCCGCCAAGATGATTGAGCGCGCCACCCATCTTGCCTGCCGCATCGCTGACTTTTTTCATGTCATCGGCAGTCTTTTTAGCATTGTCAGCAAGTTTTTTATTTAACGACTCAAGCTGTTTTTCCATCTCAGCCATCTTTGTCTGCATAAGTTGCAGATGACGAGATGCGTCTTTCTCACCCTTTGCCACGCCGCTTGAATCAATTGCTAGACTGACTACTGCAAGATCGGCCATATTTATTTGCGCTTCGCTATCGTCTTGCTATTCACTTCCTGTGACTTGTTAACTGCTGTCAGAAAGTAGCCATCCATCTTTTTTAGTGTGCGCACTTCCCATACGCTTAGTCGCTGTTCGGTCAATCGCTGATATGCATCGAGCTCAACATATGTGATTGGATTGTATGAGAACCCATTATGCGTTCGGCTTGCGTGCAGGTCGTGAAAGATTGAGAACAGATAGGCGTGACTCTCCGGATATATCGGCTCGCGTTCGCTTCTTGGAATGCGCTGCGCTCTGCGGTTGACCTCAACCAGCTTCGAGCCTTCGTTGTTCCTGAACTCTGCACGCAGTGTTGAGACATACAGTTTATTGGTTACTGCAAAGTGCCAGCAGCACCAGTCGAGAATTTTTTTTCGCTGTCTGCAATGATGTCGAGCACGACTGGGTTCTCTGTCCCAACAGGTGCGCCAAAGTTCGAGAGGTCAGACATAAACATGAGCAACTGACTTGCAATCCACTTCATTGAATACAGCCACTCCATATTGATGGGCGTACAGGCCAGCGGCTCACCATCGCGCTCAATGTTCTGCCACTCACGAGTGACTGCGATGTAGCATTGCAGGCGATGCTGCTCGAATCGCTCAACATCCTCGACTGTGTAGAGTCGCTGCCCGTTCTGATGCGCGAGTCGAATCTGTGCCTGATATGACTTCTCAAGCTTCTCCCATCGCTCTGACATTGGTGACATCAGCAGCACTCGTGCCGGTGGATCACCTATAGGCTTGTCTGTTCTTGGGTCCATCAATACGCACCACGCGCTCGATTCCTGCCATTCTTTAACTGCAGTTGCCAGTTGTCCAAAATCAGCCATATGTTTTCCTTATGCAACGAGAATGCTCATCACGCTTGTGAGCACCGAATCATACTGAGCGCGAAAGTCCACTGCGCTTGCCATCGAGCCAGCCGAATCACTGACAGGTGCATTGACTGCAAGCGCCTTTGGAAAGTTGAGTGTCATTGTGTCCTCGGCTGCACCTTCAGAGCACTTGAGCACAAACGTCAGTGGTCTGAGCGTGCCTGCAATTGAATCAACAATGAATGCATCATCACGATAGTAGACTTCGAGACTGCCTGTGACTTTGAGGTTCTTGTTGATGATGTGATCTGCTGACGCGCTGCCCCAAGCGTACTTTGGATCAGCTTGGTTATCGACTGTTACAGATGCAGTGAATGCACCCGGAACCGGCAATGCATTCCACGTTGCCTGTGCGCCAGTGAAACCAGTCGTGAATGGAGACTTGCCGGTCAGTGTCCCGATGGTTGCGCTTCCGGGCAGCGCAGTCCCAACAGTCTGTGCCAATCCAAAGATGTCGTAGTTGACGCTCACCTTGTCATTGAGCGGCATATCAATCGTTGCGCTTGCTACTTCACATCCAGTGAAAATGATGTAGTCATCACCAGTACTCAATTCCATCTTGGCGACGATAGTGAAGTAATAACCAGCATCCGCATCAGCAACGATTGAACCAGCTGCCCATGGTGCAGCGTGCAGCAGAGCTCGCAGCAAGTCCTGCTGCCCTTGCTCATAGTTCATTACTGTGGGAAGTGTGATGCGTGCCGCACGAGAGCCACCGACGGTGAACGACTTCATTCTCGTGCCATCGTATACATCGAACTCAGTCGGTGATGACTCATACGAGAAACTGATGCCATCAAGGAATGGTACGGCTGCATATACACCTGTCGTGGGAGCAGTGCCACGCACTGTCTCGCGTTGAATGCCGACGATAGTATTCGATAATAATGCGGGATCAGGCATGATCGCTCTCCTTAAAGTTGAATGTTCTCGATGTAATTGAACGGAAAGATAAGTGCTCGTCCCGCCCATTGTGGTTCAAATGCAGTGTCGTTCGGTCCTGACGCTTCACTGAACCGAATCCCATCTGCGAATGACTGTCGCTCGAAGCGTGCGCGGAATGCATCAACAGCAGCTATCAGGATGAAGTCACCGGCATTGCGTGGCGCGAATACCTGTATAGCTAACAGTGCTGTCGTCTGATTCTGTGCAACACCGCCAGTGCCGCTATACGTGAATGGAATGGTTGTTTGTTGCGGATATGTGACGCGCATCCATGCGCCATTGCCCGGTTTCACGAAGTAGGTATTCGGCCATTCGATAGTGTCAACTGTGTAGCCGAGTGCAGTCCACGTCGAAGCAACTACGCCATCGAGGATTGCGCGTATGTCTGCGGTTGCTGTTGCGATGTTGTAACTCACTCACTCTCTCCCATCGCAATGAGTTCATCATATACAGCTTGTCGATACGCTTTCAGCATCGCGTCAGCACCTCGACCAGTGTCGTAATCCGGCAACCGCTTCTCGACTCGTTCAATGAAGGCACGAATCGCGTCTCGGTTCTTCTGCTGAAGTTCACTCTCAGTCAACACGTAGACATCAATAGTTGGTTGGTCGCTCATTCGTTACTGCCTGTCGGTCGTGAGAATGCAACGCTCAACATTCGATGCCATCTTGACTGCATATCAGCTTTGACAATGTTGACTATCCCTTCAGGTGCTTGCTGTGATGAGCCTGCTTCGAGGTACTTGAAATAGGGTGCAGCATTCACGAGCCATACACGCATTCCTGCTTTGAATAGTTTCACATCACGCTTGGCTCTTGCCTTTGGCTGTGCGCCGCTTGGATCGGTTCGCTCTTTGTCAAAGTTCTCGTCGGGCAATGCACGCACAAACCAATGAAACTTCGCCGCGCCTGTCTTGACCGGAGTCAAGTCGATCATCTGATTGATGGCACTGAGTGCTGTCAGTTGCAGTGCGCTATTGATACGCTTTCGCATATCCTTCTCAGTCTTGGTGAGTACGGCTTTGTAATTGGATTTCGATGCCATTACTGATCTCGTATTCTGATAACAAATGCAACTGAGGCGAATCGTGCCTTAATCGTACTGTCTCACGCATATGAGAGTAACGGCTCAGACCCGTGCCATCTATGCTGTCTACATTTAACTTTTCAAAATGTCTGACTGGGCCAGCGCCATTGACTCTGCCTACATGCACCCATTTCTGCTGCCATTGAGCACACTTAATAATGGCCTCGGCATGACGCGACATTTTGAATTGCGTACTACCACCGATAAAAATTGCATTTATTAACTTCCAAGGTATGGGCAAATCCTGCTGCCCATCCTGTGCTACAAAGGCAAGAGGACAACCGGGCATTTTCCAGTGCCAGTGCTCAAACAACTCACCAGTCCTGCGTGCATCTCCGACGACATCCGGTACTGCCACGAATATGCATTGCTGCATGTTCGGTTTCTCACGTTCTAACAAACTAATAAAACCAGCAGGATCACATTGAGAAAACCCGCCGTTATCTATCGCAAATTTACCGCCTCTATTCGCATATCTTGTAAGTGGTGTGATGAACTGTCCGACATCCATGCCTAATTCAGATGCCGCTACCGCCAAATCGTGTGATGTGTCTAGAAGTACAAGCATTCTTTAATTTCCCAAAGTGAGCACGTAGTTCGTGAGCACACTGCCAAAGTAATCACGCTTGAGCTCGACCACGCGATAGCTTATGCCGCCATGCTCGATGCGATCACCCGGACTGGGCACGCCACTATAAGAACCACTGGCAATGCTGAATGTGTTTGAGTACGTGATCGCACCTTCAGGCGAATAGACACGCTCCTGCCCGAATACGCCAAGCACCGGCACTGCCGCGCCTTCACTTGGTATGCGTGCCTGTGTCGATGTGGAATAACCTGTTAAGACTGCTGGATAGTAAGTGACAGTTGCGCCAACTGTAGCGATGACATTATCAAGTTGCTGTTGATACAGTTCTGCTATAGTCAAACATCCCATAAAGTTACCGCCATTAAGCTTGAACTTTAGAAACGCCGCGAGTTATAGATCCAAAGGTGCAAACTCTATTGCACGCGCTCGACACTGTTGGTGGAGCAGCGATGCTTGAACGCTTGAGCCGCTAGTTGCAGTTGTCACGAGATGCGATGAACGACTTGCCTTGATCGTCCACGCCTCATGAACCGCCGCCCTGACGTCAAACACATTCTCATAATCTGATCCGCACTCACGCCACACGACTGTTCCATCAGTAAATGACCAGCTGCTCGTATAGGGAGTCGGCCAAACAAGTGCTCCGGAACTGCCCGATACAATACATCCATATCTGTAGCCGCTTCTAGGATACGTCTGGATGACGTCTCCGAGCACGTAGGCGGTGTTTGGCAACCAGATGCTTGCTCTCATATGTCTTGAGAGTATCGACAGTTCTAAGCCTTCTATTGACGGATCACAGCACGGCTCTGCATAGAGCAGGAATTGCTCAAATGCCTGTTCTTTCATCTCTGCAAAAGTCAGATCAGCCACGACGCGCACCTCTGCGAATCAATCTTGGTCGGTTGCTCTTCTTGACTTCAGGCGGCCACTCGACTGCTTTATTGCTTGGCGGTTCAAGCATTGCTTTAGCTTCAGGTTCTACTTTAGGTGCAGGTGGCCAGCCAAACTTTGCCGCTTCAACTTCGTCGTAGTAGTCGCCCTTTAAACAAAAGAGGAAGGCGGCACGAGTGTCGCCCTCCTCAACGATAGAGCGTTTATCAGCAGTTAGAAATAAACGACGATCTGAAATCATAATGCTTCTAAGTCTGAGTACCAACTTTCGTCCAAGTTGGCACTGCGCTCGTCCCGGTGTTGATGTAAAGGATGCCGTTAGTCGTATCGGCTAGCAGCTGTCCTTTGGATGCACCCACGCCGCCCGGAGACACACCAGCAGTTGTCTGCGTGACTGTCAAAGTTGGTGCTGTGCCAGTCAGTGTATTGGCGGCTATCGTGAGTTCACCAACATCCTTGTTGGCAAGTGTTCCGGCAAAAGTCACAGTAATCGTTCCGATGCCGGCTGTCATCGTTCCAACCGCTACCGTGACATTGCCAGTTCCAATATTGGGCAATGCTTCGAGTGCTGCATCAATCGCAGCAACGAGCGTCGTATTGGTGCTGCTCCAAGTAATCGATGCAGTGGTTCCACCTTGAAACGTCAACACAAAGCCACCGCCCGTAATTGTGCCGCCAAATGTGAGCGTCTGCACCTCAGTTACGCCGGATGCAGGTGTTCCGGCATATGACAGCATTCCCATTGATCCTTCGATGATTGGCATATTATTTCCCTTTCAATGCACGATTACGGTGTCAATACATAAACTAGATCCCAGTGACCGAGCAAAATGCACTTGGGCGTGTAACCACGAACGCAACGCGCATCTCTGCAATCACTGTGCGCTGGTTCTTTGTGAAGTCATCGGCATTGTAGCCAATCTTCAGTGTCAAACCTTTGCGCTCAACGAGCAGTGAGAAGTTGTCGAAGTCACCAACGACGCCTGTGCCTTCTGTCAGTCCCTGTGCCTTCACTACTGGCAAGCCCCAGATACGCTCCGGACCAGCTTCACTTGGGCTGCCCCAGATATAAATACCATCCGTTGTTCTGAGTAGTCTGATCTCTTGCCAGTCGTTCGGATGAAGTACAACCGCACTTGGAATTGCCTGACCAGTGACTTCAATCTTGGTCATTGCCTTATAGATCGCATCAGGCGTTGGATCAGCACCCTTTGCCTGCGTCTGTATGCCAACGACGTTGAGAATGCCAAGCAGGTTGGGAGCAATACCAGTGCCCACGAGTATCTGACTGTCGAGACGCTGACGCACCATGAACCCAAGTCGCTGCTCCAAGTATTGCTGCATACCGGGCACGTCTTCGAGTTGCTCATCAGTGACAGCAATGTAAACCGCTATCTTGCGGATCGGTGCTGTGCGCTGCGTCAATGCCAAGTTCGCCTCCGGCTTGGCTGCACCTTCTGCAATCTCAATTGCTGCGTTCGTGAACGTGGTTTCTTCCATGTACACATACGCATTCTGATTTGTTTGAATTGTCGGGATGAGATCAGTTACCTGAATCGGTCGCGTTGCATACGGCACAACGAGCGGAGCGCGTACAGCCTGTGGAGCCCACGAGGTCCCAGTCGTCAGTACCTTCATCGAGATGCCTGTATCGTATTCCTGCGACTCCTGCGGATGATGCCTGAGATAATCCTGATACTGCTTTGACTCAACAAACTGCTGCGCGTAACTCCGATCATCACTCTTGACTGAGACGTTACTGCTGCCGCCATTGCCGCCAAAGTTCGGTCGCACGATCTGCTTAGCATCCTCAATGATGCTCTTGACGCTATCGTTCATCTTCTCAAGGTTCAGTTGCTCATCACGTGCCTTGCCAATTGCATCGAGTTCGGCGTGTCGAGTACGTAGATCATTCAGTTGATCGCCGGTCAGATTGGCAACCTTCTTGCCATCCTTCTCAACTGAGTTGTCGTCCATTATCTTCTGCCACTCGGCAGCCTTTGCCGCTCGCAGTGCTTCGAGTTCTCGCCCTGACTTTCCAGAATATTCACTCATCATTTGCTCCCATAGATTTGCTGCGATCTTAAAAACTCTGCATATAGCATCCGCACCTCATCATCATTCGCTTTCTCTTTCTCCGGTTCTGCGAGCTCAAGCAGTGCATCGAGATCATCTGCGAGTACCTGCATACCTCGAATCGCATCCGTGGCGGCACGTATGCGAGTGCGATTGACGGCTGAGATTACGCGCCCTTCTTTAGCGCGTGCTGATGCCATTGCCTTCCCGATTGATGTGAAGCTGGCAATCACTGCTAGTGTGTTTGCCGCTTGATCCGCAAACGTGGGAGCCACGCCTTGCTTGACTCGTAACAACTCTGTCTCCGGGTTCATCCCAACCAAGACAGGTGAGAACTCAAATAGTTCGAGCTCGTGCAGTTCTCGTGCACCTGTATCGTTATCCATCGTCTCGCGAATGACGCGATAACCAATACTGAACTCGTCGATGATGCCAAACTCGATATCACTGAAAGCCTCACGGCCACGCTGTGTATCGAGATTGAATTGAGACTTGATGAAGAGACCAGCTTTCGCTGACTTCTCTCCTGCGAGCACCTCACGCGCTTCCAATACTTTCGCAATTGGAACACGCCAGTCGTGTGCCCATACACCTTTGGGTATTCGGGTCGCTAGTGTCTTTGCAAATGCTCCGGGCATGATCACTTCATTCGCATGATCGGTGTTACCGAACACTGCAACGATAGCCTCGACGACGCCCTTCTTGTCAGTCGTGACCGCGCTTGTATTAAACTGCTTATGTTCTAATTCCATTGAAGTGACTCCCGGCGTTATACCACTTAACGATATTCAAAACTACATTGGCAGCGAACTAAACATTGACGCTCACCTACTGGTATCAATGAATCTATGGGCGACCATCCCTTGCTCGCTTCATCAAAG